GACACCAGCTCGCATCCAATTCGCATCGGCTATGGTGTTATCAGCCAACGCAATATAGACATAGCTAGAATCTATTCGCATAGTTCCTGCTGGTCCAACAGTTCCATCTACTCCACCCTCCAGCCATTCTGCGGCACCGGTAAATGCACCATTAGCACAAGTCTCGGCGAGGGTAATAGCATTACCGGCAACGCCAGCCACATCTGCGGTTAACTCAACCACATCACCAGCTCCATCGACAGCGCCTACACCCTCAGTATCGAAGGCTGTAACCGCAGCGACAACGGCTGTGACAGCATCGGCCTGTACACAATCTGCGCCAGATGCAAAAGTTGCTCCACTAAACACATTGGTGACTGCCGTAAATGATTCTGTAACTGTATATGCATCACCATGTACTCCACCAACAAATACGGTTATAACCGCATCATCACCGCTAAAGGCGGCACAACTTACTAACGGGTGAGCATCATTATGATCATCGGTACCATTGATAGCTGCCACAATCGCAGCTTGACAAGTTGCTAAATCTGTTCCAACACCAATTTCACCATCAGCGTTAGCTGTTCCTTCTGGAACGAAGGTATATCCAACGCCTTCTATGGTCATAGTATCACCACTTACAACCTGAACATCGATAGTAAGGGTCACTACTGACCCGGTCACATAGCTGGTAATATCAACAGCTAAATTGTCTGGATCAGTTTTTGACTGGGCAACGTCTGCCAAAAATTCGTAAATATCCGCGCCGATGGACACAGTTTCTCCATCAATAACAACGCCATCGAATGTGAGATCCATAGCCGCAGCTACGGAATTTACCGGAGTACCTGATTTTCCTTGAAGGTCGATAAGACTTTGAACCTCATCTCCCAAAAGCACAGTACCATCTAAAGCACGGGACAAGTTATTAATAACTCTTTTTTCGGTAGTTGTTAGATCGTTCATTTTTAAAAATCTCCTTTAAAATTATTCAAAAGAATCTTTGTTGGCCTTGTATGCAATGTACGCATCCATCATTGCAGCTACAGGATCGATTTTTTGCTCATAACGCTTTTTCAATAACTTTCGATTGCCATTGGTGTCTTCGAGCGTAATTGCATTCCCCATAGCAAACGTCATTAACTCTTGATCGAATAATAACAGTCTCTCTTCCGATAGTATTTTTAATTCTCCGAGTGGGACACTTTCTGTCTTAGCTCCTTGGATTACTTTCTCTATCCCGAATGGACCATTTTCTGTTTCCCAACGCTCAACAAATTCTTTAGCGTTATAGGGGTCATACCCCAAACAGTTTACGTCATAACCTAAATCTTCAATAAAAGCGTCTAGATCATCATAAACCTCCATCATATCAAGAATAGTCCCCTCTAAAACTTGGAGACTAGTCTCTTCTAAGAATTCATCATACTTTGCACGTACAGCAAGTGGCAATTTCTTTAGTGTTAGTGACGAAATATAACATCTAGTCTTGATGCCGAAATTACCATTAGACAACGGAAACAAGAACGTAAATGCACAAAAGTCGTCTCCCTGTGAAAGATCCGCACCAAGTGAACAGGGAAGCTCCCAAAAATCACGTTTACGATGCGGAAGAGTTTCTTCGTAAGTGAAGAAATAAGTATAACCTTCCATCGGAATTCCAAATCTCTTAGCAAGAATATCATTTCTTGCAGCTGGCACTTTCTCAGCTCTTTCTACATCGCGTTGGTACGTTTCATAGGTGACAGTTTTCCCTAAATTTGGATTGGCCTTTGGCCACATACTAGGATCACTAACTTCTTCTATCTCATCAAGACGATAATACCAAATAGACACATGCGGGTTTATGTAGTCACCCTTAAGTATGTCCAATAGCTCCATCTTAATTGTATCACCACTACTGTTACGGATTGTTCCTTCGGAAGTCATTGCAACTATCAAATAGTCGTCTAATTTAGAAGCTCCTTGTTCGATTGCTCCGACTACATCTTCCCGAATATCTCCAGAAAGCCATTCATCAATTGTAGAGACAAATGGACGTAATCCTTGAAGCTTATCAATAGACATTGGGCGTATTTCAACTATTGAGCCTGTAAGAAAGTTCTCAATACCTTTCTTGGTAGACGCAAGTTTCTGACGCAAAGCTTTAGACCCAGTCGTATTCTGAATAGAACCTTCTGTCAAAAACTTAAACAGTGGACCTCTGGCTCGCACAATTGAAGTACGCATTGGAGACATTATTTCTTCGGCCTGCTTCATCGTAGGAGCAGTTGTCACTTGATGCGTTGTGGTTGTATTAACGTTTAGAAAATAATTTTGTATCAATGAGCCATACATCGATTTAGCTGCACCTCGTGCAACTATCAAATACTGCTTATTAATTAATCTTCTCTTCAATCTTTTTCTAACGTATTTACCTCCTCGATTATTTGCTGATGGAACAAACACTGATCTCTCTACAAAGTAATACCAGCCGAAGATTTGTTCCGCCCATAGCTTAAAGCTCGGCAGCAACAATAAATCGCTACCATCGGTTAGTGTCAATTCTGCTTCACAAAATTTGATAAAACCGTGTATAGCTTCGCTATCATAATAGATACCCGGATTTTTAATAAGTTTGTCTATTCGATTCATCTCTAATGAGATTTGTTTACAAACTGGCATGTTACCGTGAAGTACCTGTTCGCGGAATTCTCCATAATACTGTGGGACTGCTTTGTTAGAGAATACCATAATTTATCCTTTAGTCGCCACCAGTTATGATTTTCTTAGCATAGTTTGTAGCTGTTTCAGTGACGACATTTGAAAGAACTTGTTTGGCCATACTTCCAGCCATACTAGCAATTACTTTTTTAGCTTTTGAAGCGGTCGAAGGATTAAGTTGAGAATATGTTTTCTCCAGGCTCAGCCTAGCATTAACTTTCCGCAACTCGTCGTTTGTTAGCTGGAATCCTTTTTTTTTACGTAACTTCGCAGTACTCTTCGATTCCGAACTACGAGAACGTTTCTTTCGTACACCCCATTGCATACCTTTAGTACCGTAATGCGCAATTGCAATTGCGGCTTTTTCGTAAAGTTCATTTTTCATAGCGATTACTCCGCTGGTACAAGATCGGGATCTACTTCGACCATTAATCTCCAAGCTAATTCATTTAATTGTTTTTCAAAAGCGGTCAACAAGAATGAAGTTCCCGGAGGATCAAACTCTAATTTAGCTTTTATTAGAATATAGCTTTTTACTGCTTCGATGTTGTCTTCTATCCAGAATAAATCATTCCAAGTAGCAGTATCATCTGAAATACTAAACCCCTCTTCAGGACCGATACCTAATTGGCTTACAGCCATTAATGCACTGTTAATTGCAACGATTAATTCCTGATCGAAGTCTGTAAAATCTGGTAGAATACCCAACGATGTACGAATAGTTTTTAAAATACTAGTTTCCATAGTCATAGTAACTCCTTATTAACGCCAAGGCACCGTATCGCCCGGACGTCGTACAACCATCGGTTTTGGTAATAAACTTTCATCTCCATAATGAATCGCCAAGTGTGTCTTATGGCTTGTACAGATCAAAAAGTCCAGATCAAACAACACGTCATCGACATGCTCTATCTGATCTTCAGTAATTGGGTTTATGTGGTGAACAACAATTTTATCAACAACATCATAACCCAGAATACCCAGGTCACAACCGTTATCTCGTATAATTACTTCATCTCTAACACTCTTCCATACAGAAGACTGATAAAGAATCTGATTGAGATAGCGGTCATAACCAAAGGTATCTCGACCCACAGTTCCACGGAGTTTAAGATAATTGTATCTCGATCTAAAAGTTTTTAGTTTACATAACTCCCTGTAGGTTCTAATCATCGATTTCACCACCTTCATTCTCGTTACCTTGATACGAGCGCATAGCTTCTAAAGCTTCTTTGTATAGTTCTTCTATTCTTTGTGCAGAAGCAAGCGCTTCTGTCTTAGCTTCTAGAAGTTTGTTCTCTTGTTGTAACTTTTCCATCTCGAGTTTAGCTCGCATAGTTCCTATTTTCAGAAAGTGAGTCATTACCTGTGAAGATGCAGTCCCAGCAGAGAGTTGTTCTGCGGCCAAGTCGATAGCCATCCCAATTAACTGGGATTCTCGGGCTTCGACAGTCTTCGCGGGGGCACCCCGTTTAGTTGGCCTCTCTCGTTTTTTCTTGGGTGCATCCATTTTGAAGTTTTAGCTCCTTTACTAGTTTAGCTCTGGAAACAATTCTGAATGACCTTCAACAAGTCGATCCAACATCTCTTCCGGAGTAAGTTTGATAGGATCTTGCAAATCAAACGTTTCAGTAGCACGCAAAGCAACAAGCCATGCCGGATTCTTAACCGCTTTATCAG